TTGCCCATGTTATTATTCCTAGTAAGACGCTGCCACCCGGAATTGTTATGAATGGTGGATTATATCCTACCGATGAAGTTGCCAAGTCATTCCTATCTTTAAATCGAACGCCAGTTACAATCGAGCATCCTGAGTTAGATGGTGTTTATGTATCGGCTAACGATCCTGAAATTGATTTTGAATTTCGTTTCGGAGCATTCAACGAGAATGCCCAACAATTAGACGATGGCAGAATTTCAGTTGACAAAGTAATTAATGTTCAAAAAGCAATGATGTCTGAAAAGGGCAAGCGCCTACTCGACAGAATTGAAGAATTAGAAACTTCAAGTTCACCGCGATCTATACATACCTCAGTTGGTGTGTATGTTGATGCAGAAGAGTTGGATGAACCTAAAGTTAATTCTGATGGTGCTGAGTACGGTTGGATAGCTCGCAACATGGTATTCGACCATGACGCTATTTTGCTTGACTCTGTTGGGGCGGCTACACCAGAACAAGGCACTGGCATCGGAATAAACTCAGAACAAATTAAAGTGGAACACTTTGTCGTAAATGACGAAGAACCCGACAAAAGCATTCAAGACGATAAGTCTGAATTAAATGAAATTAAACCTAATGAGGATAACGATATGTTTCGTGATGCGATCATTGCTAATCTAAAAGAGATGGGGATTGAAGTAAACGCTGACATTTCCGATTCTGATTTATTGGCTAAATATAACGAGTCTCTTGAGACTAAAGAAGATACAGAGTTAGAAGTTAACTCTGATGCAACCAATGAATTGGCTGATACCGTAAAGGCACAGGCTGATGAAATTGCAGAACTTAAAGCAAATGCAAAGGCGAAAGACGATGCTGAGATTGCTGAAAAGATTACTGCGATAATTGCTAACGAGAAATATACAAGCATTTCTGAAGCAGCACTAAAGGCTATCCATGCCAATAGCGCAGAGGACTTCGATAAAATGTACGCTGAATCAATACCTTCTTACGGTGTTGGATCAACCACTGATTTCGGTACTGAAAAGACTAGTGCTTTCAATACCAAAGTCGCAGACTTACCAGAGTAAGGGGATAAAAGATGTCTACCGTAGGAAAAAGAACAGTTTATGTAGGCGCGGGTGCAAATAACGCTCAGCCTCTTAATGTAGAGGGTGTTGCTGTAGCTGCTACTGCTCCGGGAACTTATGTGGATTTATCATCTTCTGGCTTAACAGCGAGTGGTGATGCCGCTACAGTTTTTGGTAAGTTACGATTATTTGCTGATAAAGATCAAGCACGATCTAAATCAATTGATGATGCGTGGACTATTGATGAAAACATGGTCGCTATTCAGGGTCGTTCGGGAGATATTCTGAACATTCTAGTAGCAACAGCACAAACATTAGCAATCGGTGATCCACTGGTTTCAAATGGTGCTGGTCTTATGACCAAAGGCACGGGCGCAGGGACACAGCATGTAATTGCTATCGCTGACGAAGCAATCACCACATCAGGCACTAATTTAGTGCGTGTTAAAATAGCGTAAGGGGCAAGATAATGTTATTTACTAAATCTTATGTAACAAGCAGTAGACTTGCTGCCGATCAGTTAGGTCAGCGTGATGCGCTGCGTACTGCGGGCAATCTACAGGAAAACAACCACAAGCAAATGCTTAAAGCATTAGGGTTTGAGGTTAATACTGGACTTATCCCACAGGACGTATATCAAGAATTTGATAACTCAACTGTTGAATTGATGCGCTCCGATCAAGGGGATGTATTTCTTAATGATTTATTGCCTCTCAGTCGCGCTGTAAACATAGGTAAGTTAACTTATGTAACTCGCAGAGCATCAGACGCGGGACAGACTCAGACATCTATGAGTGGTCAAATTGGCGTTAAGATGGATCAAGTTGAATACAACTATGATGGTACTGTTGTTCCAATTCACGATACGGGTTTCTTCCGTAACTGGCGTGAACTTGAAGCACAGAAGTCTGAAGGTTTTGATAGCCTGATTGACGATCAACGTGAATCAGTAATCTCTTTGCGTAAGCATCTTGCTGACACATTCATGAATGGTTGTAACGACAGAGATGGCAACGCTATCGTTCTTGATGGTAAGCAATGGTTAGGAATGAAAACTGATACACGAGTTGTGCAAGTTGCTAACTCTCTGTTTGATTTCTCGTTAATCACTGGCACTGCCGCTGATAACAAGGCCAATCTAATTACAGTTCTTAATAATCTTTGGATTACCAACAACTGTACTGCTGATGTGACCATTTATGTGAGTCGTGAAATTGCTCGCAACTGGGAGCGTGACTTCAATACCAACTACAATCAGGGCAAAATCTCTGAGGAACTTGCTGGTCTGCAAGGTGTAGCAAGTATTAAAACTTCAAGTTGGTTGTCCGGTAATCAGTTAATGATGTTCCCACTGAATGGTTCGGTTCGTCCCGTATCTGGAATGGGTATCAGCACTATGGCATTGCCAAGACCTTTGTATAACTCAAACCATGAGTTTATCACAGCAACAGCAGTTGGTTGGATGGTCGATAATGACTACGCTGGCAACTCTTGCGCTCTTAACTACGATTGATAAGGAGAGTTGAAATGGCTAGATATTTAGTTGTTCATCCCAAATTAAGCGTAGAAGGTGACAACGGAATAATGAGTGCGCTCAAGGCGGGTTCTGAAGTTTCGTTGGACATCAGCAAAGCAGAAAACTTTGTTAAGAAGGGTTTTTTAAAATTGGTTGTTGCGAAAGTGCCACCAAAGAAGAAAGACATAAGCAAGCGAAAGTAATACGCGGTGAGCCTCTGACCTAGTTACGCTCACCCTTTCTTTTAAGGAACAGTAATGGCACGAGTTAACGATGCAAAAGTCAGGAATATCAGACCGAGTGATTCGATTGACGATTACACGCCATTCATAGAAACCGCTACTATTATTGTTGACGATCTAAGTGCGAGTTGCGGCAGTTCTTTTAGCGAGGCTAAGTTAGCGCAAATCGAGTTATGGCTTTCAGCGCATTACGCATCAGCACAAGATCCCACTGTCGTTCGTGAAAGGTTCGAGCAAGATGAAGCAACCTATCAATCGGGCAACAGACAGTTATTTGGAGTCATGAGCGATAAGTACGGGCAAACAGCAAACATGCTTGCCAACGGATGCTTAGTAGAGTTTGAGAAGCGTAAGTTTTCGATAACGGTTACTGGTTTTGTTTATGACGATGAGTAGATGATATGCCACTAAAGTTCCCAGAAAGAATAACCTATTGGTTAGAAGGCATTAATAACGGAACGGGCGGCAAGACCTATTCAGTTGGCATGATAGCGAATGCTAGGATTGCTAGAGTATCAGAAATGATATTCAATAAAGAAGGCAAAGAAATACATGCCAGCACAGCAGTTTACGCAGCTACAGCGATGCCTGAAGGCACTTACGTTGTAGAAGGTGAGCGAGAGGGTGACGCACTACCTAATGCGGGAGCAAGACAGGTTATATGGCTTTCTCAGTCAAGCATGAGAAACGTCAATAAGATGCTTTTAAGATGAAGCATTTAAGATTAGAAGGCGTTAACACCGTTATCAAGAATCTCAAATTAGCAGACGCTAAGATAATGGCAAGGGCAAGCAAAGGACTAAGTAAAGCAGCACAATTAGTCAAGGTTGAAGCCATGAAGATAACGCCAGTTGAGGACAGAGATTTAAGAAACTCAGCGTATGGTGGCAAGGGTTATCCCGTCACCAAGACAGCAACGGGAATAGCAACTGAGGTTGGATTCTCTGCTCGACACGCTGCTGCGGTTCATGAGATGCCGGGAACGTTTTACGGCAAGTCAGAGCCAAGACGAAGCGGTAAAGGCAATATGTGGGATACTACGGGACAACCCGGATTCCTTCGCAAAGCCTTCGCAAAGAACGTTAGAAAGGTCAGAAGAATAATAGCGAGAAGCATTAAGATATGAAATCAGTATCAATCGACATAATGTCATTACTCGATACAAATGCTTTCGGTACAACGGGTACAGATTTATTTGCGATGGCATGGAACGAAGATGTTGACGCACAGGTTCTAGTGATGGATGGCGGCAATATTGATGTGCCACTGAAAGAGTTAAACGAGAACCCAATGTTTCAAATATTAGTGCGAGGTAACAGAGGTGCTGATATGAATACCGCTCATACGTTGATACGTTCAATACATGAGTTTTTGATTGTTCAAGTTAGGCAAATTATTGATTTAACAGAGTATGTGGAGTACGAGCCGATTGGCGGCATTAATGCTTTAGGGCGTGATGAGAATGATCGAACTGTTTTTTCATCGAATTATTATACATTTAGAGAATCACTTTAACAGTGTAGGAGATAGGTTATGGCTTCAGTAGGAGTTGGTATAATTGGTAGAGAAGTTACTTTTACCTTCGGTGCGGGAACGCTCTTAGGAACGGTATCTAAAGGCATTAGTTTCTCGAATGAATTGGGTGACACAACAGATGATGCGGCAAGTGGTTGGAAAGAATACTCTGCTACTGCTCTTTTGAAGTTCGCTGAATTTACGGTATCGGGAACACTAAAGAACATGGAATTGGTCAACGCATACTTTGGCGCAAGTCAAATCTTTGAAGTTGTTATGACTTATCCAGATGGTTCAACAGTAACTTTTAACGCTGCTATGACGGGCGCACCGAGTTTGACCCATGAAGCAAATGCTTTGTCTACTTATGAGGCAAGTTTTGAATCTTCAGGTTCTATCGGCTGGGTAGCCGGAACATAGTAATATTAACTAACAACATGAGGAACAGTCATGTCGATTAATAAAACGTTAAAGATGTCATGGGAGGGTACTGAGTACGACATCAGTATCACCATGAGATTGATTGATAAGATTGAAGAAGAAATCAATCTTATGAAAATGGTAGAACGAGCAACAACGGGTGATGTGAGATTTAGTCACGCTGCTAAGTTGATTGCTCTATTGCTACAGTCAGCGGGTTGCGCTGTCACGACAGAAGAAGTATTTCAAGGTGTGTTTGGAGATACTGATTTACCAGTGGATAAAATCGTTGGATTGTTGTGGGAGATATTCGGTGTCATTTTCCCTGAGCCTAAAAAAAAATCAGAGGAAAAGCCCAAAAGTTTGAAGCGTACCCGTGGGAAGAACTCTACGAAAGCGTAGTAAGTGGGTACGGCATACCACCATCTGAATATTGGGGTATGTCACCTAACGAGGTTTTCATTGTCGTTGAAGCCAATCGCTCCAAGATGATAGGTCATTTACACGAAGATGATTATAATGAACTAGAAGCAAGACGAGAGAAACTTGAAGCCGAAGGAGTCAATGTATTGTGATGAAGGACAACTCAAATGGCTGGTAGTATAGATGCGGGTTCAGTAAGTGTTAAAATAACGGCAGACGCATCGGGCGTTAAACGGGCGTTAAAAGACACCTCTCGAAATCTTAACAAAGTCCAAAGACAAGTTAATCAAAACGAGCGCACATGGCAATCCTGGTCAGTACGCTCAGTTGCCGCCACTGTCGCATTAGGCATGGCAGTATCAGCCGTCACTCGCAAGACAATCGAGTACGCTGACTCATTCCAATCTCTTACCAACAAACTTAAAATCGCCACAGATGGCACTGAAGAACTTACCCAAGTTACTAGTGCTATGTTTAGCATGGCTAATGAAAACAGAGCCAGCATTGATACAACGGTTGACTTGTTTACTAAACTTGAGCGATCTACTCGTGAACTTGGATTCTCACAAGAGAAACTAATAAACGTTACCGATGTCATTGGCAAGGCTTTCGTTGTCGGTGGTGCTACCGCTAAAGAGATGGATGGCGCGATTAGACAAATGGGACAATCCCTAAGTCTCGGAGCGTTGAGAGGTGAAGAATTTAACTCCGTGGCTGAGCAAGCACCAGTCATCATGGAGGCGATGAAATCCGCTACGGGAAAGAATGCGGGTGAACTAAGAAAGTTAGCAGCAACGGGCGCAATCACATCTAAGATACTTATTCAATCTATCGAGGCGTACTCAGAAAAGATACGAAGCGACTTCTCAGAAACCCAAGCCACTTACGGTGGTAAGATGGAAATCGCTCGCAACAAAGCAATTGAATTTGTCGGTGCTAATGAGCAAATAAAAGAAGTCGTGAATGACGCGGGTGATGCTATAGTTTATTTGTCTGAGAATATTGACGGACTGATAACTGTAGTCGAAGCAGCAGCAACGATGTACGGTGTTCATTTGGTCGCTGCTGTAGCAAAAGCATCAAAAACAAAACTAGCAGCAATTGGTGTCTCTGCTGCTGAAAAGGCTGCGCTTATTTCTGAGATGGAAACAAGGCTTGCAAATATAAAAGTGACCGAAGCAGAAACGGTTGTGAAAATAGCAAACAACAATGCGAAAATTAGATCGGGACTTGCGGCAGTTCAAGCAGCAGAAGGCACAACGGCTGAAGCCGCAGCATCGGCAAAACTAAACGCTTCGATTGCACGACAAACCACATTACAAAATACACTTACTAACGCCAAGAGAAGTGGCGCTATAGCCTCTATGCAACTCGCTGCTGCAACTAATGTGGCAACGGGTGCTATGGCAAGGTTTCTTGCTGTGAGTGGCTCTCTGTTCGCTGCTATGGGCGGTTGGGTAACGATAGCGGGTGTAGCGGCTTATGGTCTATATAAGATAGCCTCTGCTGAGTCTGAGGCAGAGATTAAAGCAAGAACATTTAATAGTGCGCTTGAGGCTAGACTAGGATTAATATCAAAACTAGCGGCACAGGATTTGGCGATACAAGTTAAAGTTGCATCAGACAATGAAGCAATCTATGTAGCGCAATTAAATAAGACTACAGCGGCAATAGAAGAACAAAGAAAGGCTAACATCAAGGCGGCACTTAATGGCGAAGAAGTGCAGACTAAGAAGATTGAGAACCTTAGAAAAGAACGAGATGAAATAAGAAAGAACTTAAATAGAATTCAACGGATACAGCAAGGGCTTTCTGATCGCCAATTGGAATTAATGAAAGGAGATTCCGAGCAAAAGCAAATCCTCATCGACATGGACTACAACGCTTCAGTTGATGCCGCTAAGAAATTAATGGCTTTGGCGAAAAAGAGATCGCGAGATGAGATGCAAGTCATTACCGATGCTAGGGACGCACAACTTAGTGCCACTAGTTTAATCGCTGAAGATGCTATCAACAAGATAACCGAAGCAACGAAATACGAAGGCGATAAAGCAGTAGACATTCTCGCCATCCAAACTCAACTGAAAGCAGACTTAGCAGAGTTAGAATCAACAAGTTCAGCACAGATACTAGAGATAAAGCAAAAGGCAAAAGAAGAGCAAGATGCTTTGGATGCTCAGACTCCACAGGCGAAAGCGCAGGAAAGATTGGCTGCAATCATACAGGAATCAAAATCTAAGTCAGAGATTGAGCAAGAGCGTTGGGCAGAGGAAAAAGCATTCCTTGAAGAACAATGGGGCGTTAAAGGTGAGATGGATGCTGTCAATAAATCTATCTTTGAAGAAAGAGAAGCACAGCACCAAGCTCGCATGAAAGAGATAAGAGGCGATGATAATTACATTGCTGAGTTACAAGAGCGATTCGCATCAAAGGCAGAGTTAGAGGATGTGCGATATGAGTCTGAAATAGAAAGGCTTATGCAGTATTATAATGATAAGAAGTTAACTGACCAGGAGTACATTGATTGGGCGGATACACTTTGGGTCGAGCATCAAGTTAAGAAAACAAAGATAGAAGTAGATGAAGCAAAGAAACGAGATGATGCCGCTAAAAGAGAAATGATGTCCAAAATAAATTAC